TATGCCGCAAAATTTCTTACAGTAAAAATTTATCTATTGCAGTAATTACTTTATTATCTTCTTCTTTAAGATAAATACCGTTCTTATTCTTATATGTTTCACCAAAATTCATTTCGCCTTTTTTGCCGGGAAATAGGAATGCTCCGGGCGTTGATGGTGTTGCAACTAAGTCAAAACCAATTAATTCGAAATCGTTCTGAACTAGATTTTCACCATTAATTTCTTTAAGAGTACCTACACCACGACTTGAGATACCCAATCGTATTTTATTCTGTAAGTAGAGAATAACTTTATCACCAACAACCGAAACCACACCGTATTTAATAAATCCGGGAGATACGATTATTTTTAATTCTCCGAATAAAACATTTGATTGTTCACCCTTTCCCCACCACATTTTAGTAATCATGTGTGAGATATTCTGTAATGAAATGATTGAACTGTCTGGATGGTCGGCTTCTGATACCGCACTGTTGGTATCAACCAATTTTCGATATTCTTCGACTTGTGGTAGTAAAACATCTTTAGGATATATTCTACCGTTCTTATTTTTAACACCCCATTTCTGAAGAATACAGTCAATTAAAACTGGCTCATTTGGCTTAAGTTCAAATGCTTCATTAAGAAACTTTGGGTTTAAGTCAGCATTGATAAACCCTGCGTCATGCTCGATTAAAATTCCGAACCCCGTTTTGCCTGGTTGTATTATGTGACTTTCTTCTAATTGAAATAACTTACTCATACAAGAATATCTTTACTATAAATAGTTTGCATTATTATTTTGTCTTAATATAAATAGTCTTGAAAGTCTGAGAAATTTTTATTACCTTTAGATTTTTAAGAATAATGTATTTATATTAAAACAATATAGAATGAGCGTAAATCTAGTCGACCCTAATCTACTTAATACCAATCCGAATTTTGTTAATGGTATTCCACAATACCAAGACATGTTTATATTTGCCGAATTAACTGCAAAATCAAGAGGAAGAACTGTACTTGAAACTAACAATACGGGTATGTATTCACTATCCAAAACTGGTTCACAGGATGAAATTAATATTAACTTTATTGGTAATAATCAAAATAAATCTGCCACAGACCCCAATTATCTTAAATTTACGACCAATTGGTATGACGGTAGTGCTGCCGAAGGTTTTCGATATGAAGGTTTTGGTATTAGTAGTATAAAGGTAGTGACTAATTCATCATTTGTTCCACAAGTTAATATTCAGTTTATTGATGTTAGAGGACTAGCATTTTTTAATCAAGAAGATTCGCCATATAGAATATTATTTAGTTTTCCACCACCATTATTTACTCTAACAATTAAGGGTTATTATGGTATGGCACTAACCTATGAATTACATCTCGTTAAATATACGTCAGAATTTAAAGCAGAGAACGGTAGTTTTATTATTGATGCTCAGTTTATTGCAAGAACATATGCACCGTTGACAGATGTATTGTTTAAATATATTATAAATTTTCCGTTGATGCCAATTGCTGGAAATGATGCAATTTCGATAAATCCAACACCAGGGAAACCCCCGATAAACACCTTTGATTTGATTTTAAAATTAAAAAATTTATATTCCCAGCGTAAAGAAGATTCGGAAAGCGGTGGTGGTGATGTTAATACTCAAAGGTTAACAGATGTTAATACCCAAATTGACTATATTCAACTATTGATGAATGTTTTGGGGGATTATAAATCGACCAAGTTAAAAGAGGCTGGTATTCCAAAATTATATGTAACCACTCTCGAAAATTTTGTTGATGTAAACAATAGTCGTGATATTAAAGAAATATCAATTATTAGTGAATACGACCCAATTATTGAAGCATCTCAAAATAACGGTAGTTCTAATAAAAATAATAGTAGACTAGTAATAGGGTATTTGGCGGGTAATATTATTCCACCGCTAATCGCAGCACCGTCAGAAACGAATCCATATCCAAATTTAACCACACCAGACACCCCCTTTCCGCTTGCTAGTGAAAAGACGATAACCAACCCAAATACAGAAATGATGTTATCTGTATTGAGAACTCACAAGGAAAATATATTGGGTTTATCTAAGCAATATAATACTGGTATGCAAATATTTTCCGAAGATATACCGACACCCGGACAAGTTTCAAACATAATTGGAATCCCGAAGGCAGCATATGTCCTTTTAGATATTACTGATGCATATGAAAAACTCTATAAAAAGAAAACCGAACTAAACCTCGAAAAGAATGATTTAATTGAAATAATTAACATGGATATCAATAATATGATTCTAGGTGCATTGGGAATGAGTCCAACCATATATAACGTTTTTAAAATTATATTAGATGATGTCGATAAGTTTTTTAATATTCTAAGAAATACATCAAGCAAGGCTGAAAAAGAACATCACGTTAAATTTAGAAACGAAATATTAACAAATAATTTTAAAGACGTAAAAAATGGTGCTGATGGCGGTGAAAAAATATTTGCCTTTCCATTGGTTATAGACCAAGAAATAACATGTGGAAAAAGTATCGATAAAAGAATCGCACCAACCAAAATAAAAGTATCAGAACCGTTTCCAGAAATAACACTTGTTCAAGATTTCATAGATACGTTTATTACGCAACGAAATCTTGTTGAACAATATGATATGAGACAACTACAAAATGCCGATGGTAGTTTTAGATGGATTCCAATATCACCAGTTGATTCGGTATTGGCAATAAATTCAACCGCAACGAAACCATCGTCAATATCTCCATATTATGGTGTTGATACTAGCAACGGTGGGTCTTTTCCACAAATAATCGATTTATCTACGGATAAAAAAGCAATTACTGTTCTTAAAATAATATTGAAGAGATTTTATGTGTTTAGCCAAAACAGTTATCCATATCAATTATATGGAGATGAAAGTAATAATTATATTGAATTATTTTCTAAATCAGAAGCAGCAAACCTCGTCTCGTCAGCATATAATCCAGAATATATACGACTACTGAGTACAATAGGGGAAACTTTTAAGGGAAAATCTGTCGTATTTAATAATTTTATTGAAAAATTTATTCCAGAATTATTTAATTTTACTGAAGAAGAGCGTAAATTTTTTAATTTATATGATGGTGCTGAGTTGGTCGAACCATCTACAGACCAATCGGGTAATGTTTATACCGATAAACAGAATATTAATTTTCATGGATTTAACATATACACTGGAGATATTGTCACACAAGAAATAACCACAACACCAAAAAAATTCTTCTCCAAAAACAAAACGATTGTGGAAAATCCAATAGAAAATTTTTTAAACTCATATGCACGTACAGATTTTCAAAAAAGAATATTTGTGGGCAGAAGTGCTGATTCATTAAAATTTACACGAGAAAACCTATTGTTTGTTTCTGACAACAATGTTAGTGGTGCTGGAAATAATTTAAACGTAAAAACAGATACTCGCTTTATAATGCAACTAGGATACATCACGAATGTACCCAACGATAATCCAAATAGAGATAAAATTTCTCCGGGTGATGACCTATTTAAAACTTCTAAAATAAATAGGATTGACGCAATTAAAGAAATCAATACAAACGAACAAGGAAATTATTATTTGGGTAAAGAATGGAACAAATTCATTGATAAAAATGCTGCCGAGAAACTCACCGTTTTTGGAAATATCGTCGATACGTGGTCAGAACAATTGGGACAACATGATACTGAAATATATGATACTATTATTAAGACTTCCACACAAAACAAAAGATTAGCATCCATAATATATTTATCTAATTTCGGATATACACAAAGTCCATTTAACATATATCCGTTTGCACTAAATGAAACATTATTTAATCTACCTACTGTCGTGGAGATTCCTAATTTTTTAACATTATACATGGGTGGCTTAGTAGGATTATTGCCTGGAACAGAACAATATGATGATATTTATAATTTTTTTACAAACGGTGCTGGAAGAAAACTAAATAGTAGTGGAATATTAATTTTTGCTGATATTGTAGACATTAATAATCAATTATCCGTTGCCGATAAAAACACGTTGGCAGACCAATACAACCTCTTTTTAAATTCAACATTTATAGATATTGCAATAAAAATTCAAGACTTGGTTGATACTGTTAAAAAACAAAAGATAGTAGAAACAAAGGATAAGATAACCGCATATAAAAACTTGTTAAATCCAGGAACTAGTAGTACGTTCTACGGTAACATATTAGACCCATTGATGGAAAGAAATGCAATTGTCAATTACAGTCAAATTACATTTAAAAGAAATCTGGATGTTGAAAAAAATCCATATAAGACAGGATATGTTTGTATTAAAACTATGAGAGACGATAAGGTTGATACTAAGAAAAATACTATTAATAATAGTTATTTTAATGCATTTTTCAATAATCTATCGTTATTGATTCAAAAAAGAGAAAACCAACAAAAAAAACAGATAGAGGAAGACAAAAAATTGACTGGTGATGATGATATTATTAATCAAACATATTATTCTTTTAAAAATATTAACGATAAATGGCTCTCCTCACCAATTTTTTCGAATCAAAGCGGGTATCCGTTAAATAGCAATCCAAACACTGGTCTAATCAATTCATTTGTTTTTGTGGATAGAGGAATGAATCCCGTTGGAAATACTATGATAAATCCAGAGATTTTGGTAGAATTATTGGATGACCCAAATGTGAGCATTTTCACCGTATTAACACAACTACTATCAATGAATGGATTTGAATTTTTCCCATTACAAAATTTTATGAATATTAGTGGCACTTCTTGGCAAGATTCGTTTAAGATTGATACGAGATTTGATTTAAGACCCAAACCAGCGTTTGTTTGTATGTATATTGGCGGTGGCTCAAGTTATCCAACGGGCATCGAGAGTTTTGGTGGGCAATATAAAGACGACGGAATTGTAAAGTTGGATGATTTAAGCGAAGGGAGTGGATTTAATGTAGACAATTGCGACTCAACAGTACCTACGGAAGACAATCAAAAAGAAACGTATCTGAAATTTCCTTGGGGGCAAGTTAATGCATTTAAGGTTAAATTCGGAGAACAAAACCAATCAATGTTTACCGATGTCAAAATAGATAGTAAAGAATATCCTGAAACAAATGAAAGTATTCAAATTCTTTCTAGATTAGCGGGTGATAATAAATTACAAGCACCAACCCCAAAAGGACAAAATTTATATAATTTATATGAAAATAGGTCTTACAAGGCAACAATCAGTGGACTAGGAAATGCAATGATTCAACCGACACAATATTTTCAATTAGAAAATGTGCCATTGTTTAATGGGGCGTATATAATTTTGTCAGTTGAGCACAATATTGAACCAAATAAGATGACAACTAATTTTAGTGGTACGAAAATATTAAAATATCCCATACCAAGAGTACTTCAACCATCAGTTGCACTAGGATTTGTTGGTGGAAATACTGATGCCACTAATGCTGGTTTGGCATCTGCGACAGAAATAGCACCAAGAAATCAAGCAATAACAATTTCAAAAGCAAGACTAGGAACTGGTACGATTGAAACCCAAAATGGCACTAGGACGGGATTAGATTCTGTTTTTGGAATTGATGTCTCATATGCACAAGGAGTTTTTGATTGGAATAAGGCTGTCCAGAACAATACCGCCAATCCCGACGACCCAAAACTCGAATTTGCCATTATAAAAATTAGCCAAGGAGTGTTTGCGGATAGTAAAGGAAGTAGAAATGCAAGAAATGCAAAACTGGTGGGACTTAAAACAGGATATTATCACTATGCCGAACAGTTTTCTGTAGATAATAAGAACGCTATCATTGAAGATGCAAAAACACAAGCAAATTTTTTCGTGAGCACAGCAAAAGGTATAATAGAGAAACCCGATTTTCCACTTGTTTTAGATATGGAAAATCGTGAAGAGAAAGGTAAGTTTTGGTCAAAAATCAAACCCAATAACGATTTGTGGATTAATACTTTTATCACAACGTTAAAAACTGCGGGATATAATACTATTCTCTACGGCAATAGGTCTTTCTTCAACGAATATACTTCGGGAAATTTTGGTTCAGTACCGTTATGGCACGCACAATATCCAACAGCACCAAACAATAGTCCGGAATGGACAGACCCATCAATTGCCAGGGGATGGTCAAATTGGAGTATTTGGCAATTTACTTCTCAAGGCAAACTTTATGGTTATGCAAATGATTTGGATATGAATGCAATGAGAAGAAGTTTTTTTGAAAAATATAAAGCATAACAAAAAAAGGCATCTAATCAATGCCTTTTTATTTTATAATAATCCTCTTTTTAATTCATGTAGACCGATAATATCGTCATCGAGTGTTTGGGAATTGTGTTTCATTTCTTTAATCTTCTGAATTATCTTTAAAAATTTCTTTTCGGCACTATCTTTCTTTTCAGCAGTATCTTCTTTTCCGACAACATTTTCCTTCACTCTCTCCAAAATAGTCAAGCATTCGGTTCTATATTCTTCAAGAAGGTACTGTTTTTCTTTGTCGTTTGATTTCATTAATTTTTTAAATAAATTTCTATCGTCTTCATTAAGAGAATCGTATTTTTCATTAAACCTATTAATTGCGATTTCAATAACATTGCTATCCACGTATTCGTTTTCCTTACTTTCGGTCAAGGCTTGTTTCTTTGGTGTTTTAATATGATTCAGCACGATTTCAAATGATTCGTGAATTTTATCAACATCTACCTTGTCATAATCATTCAATGATTCGGTGATTAACGTATCAATTGCTTCATACAATTTGATTTTGTCTAAATCATAGTCGGCATCTTTTATAGTAGGGACAACGTTTTCAAGAAGAAATTGATTCATCTTTCCACGTTCTCTATCAATCTCTCGGATTGTATATACCTCAAACAACTTAATGTTGTTATCTATATAACGTGTCGCAACGACTTCATTTTCAATTGTTTTATTTTCAAAAGCATTAAAAACTTTGAACTCTAATTGTAGAATTGGTGAACTTTTTACAACAGAGAAAAAATCTGTTGTCAGTTTCTTAGATTCGTCAATCATACTATTGTTGAAGTACGAATCTTTTAATTTATTCGAAACCACTAAATTGGCAATTCCTATGTTAATGCTTTTCATAATTCTATGTTCAATTTATTATAAATACTCTAATTTACTGCAAATGATTATGATTATCGATACTTAAATAATTACTATACATCCAACTTCTCAATCTCATCGAAATCAACGTCTTCTGCTTCAATATTTTTCTGTGGCGTATTAATACTCTCACCTTCTTTTAAAAGATTGTCGATTTCGTTTGCCATATCCATTGCACGGCTATTCAATTCTTCATTTTTATTGTCGTTCTCTCTAATTATTTCTTTCTGTTTACTTTCCTTTTTTCTTTCGGGTTCGGTAGTTGTACCAAAAACAAGTCTTTCTACTTGACTATTATAGTCTTCTTCACTCAATACCTTTCTACCTCTTACGCTATCACCAACCACTGGTGGTAATTCCGAAGGAGTTTGATTTGGAAGACCCGGAATAGGAGCAGGACCACCCGGAGGAGGCATACCGCCTTCACCACCCGGAGGTGGCATTCCACCCTCACCACCCATCGGTGGCATACCGCTTTCACCACCCGGAGCAGGAGCACCACCAGTACCGCCACTAACAGGCATACCTTCGACTTGCTCACCATATCTCTTATCAATATCACTAAACAATCCAGATTTCTTAATTGTAACGGGAGAGTCTTGAAGTTCTTGCATGATGACTTTCTCCATTTTCTGTTGTTTGAGGTCTTCGACAATTTTTCTATCACTCCAATTGAATATCATCCTCTTGGCATTTGTATGTGACATTGCAGCAATACCAGATTCTGCACGTGTTAATTCGGTATATGTTTGTGCCTTATCACGCATCAACTCAGATTTGAGTAGTTCTTGCTGTGTTGAAGGATTGGTAAGGGTAAGAGTAAAATCTTTCAAATCATCACCAGTATAACCCAATAAATACAAGTGTGTTATTGCCATTTTATTGAGTTCTTGAATCATTGCTTGCTGAATACGATTGACTTTCTTAGAAAATCTAATATCGTATTGTGCCATGTTCTTACCAGCACCCGCAGCGTCTTGGAAACTCAAGAAAGGTTTAGGAATTCCTAATCCGACAAATAGGTTATCACGAAGATATTCGATGTCTTGGATAGCATCCAAATTCTGTGCACCCGGAAGTGTTTCAATACCAGTTTGTGTGTTTGCGTTTCTTACGGGAAGAAAATAATCTTCGTCATTTCCGAGTATGTTAAAACGATAATCGATTTGACCGTCATTAGGACTGACTGCTGCGGTTTTTTTGAACTTAGTCGCAACTTTCATGATGTAAGGTTCGATATCGTCCTCATCAATATTACCAACGTCAATTTTAAATACTTTCTTCTCACCCGCACGAACGATACGATAGGTTAACATAGCGTCTTCAGCCATAATTAATTGTCTAAAAACTCTTCTGACCTTGTTAAGTACTGACGAGCCATATGGTAAATATTTATCATCGCCAAGAAGTCTGAAGTGAGCAATTTCAAATACGTTGAACTCATCACCCGTCATTCTTTCCTTGAATTTAACCAAAGGCTTACCGTTCTGAATCCTTTCAAATCTTTCTATTTCGTAATTAACGAGTTGTTTTACGTGTGTAAGACCTTTTTTTCTTTCACCATATGTTAAAACAAAATTATCGCCATACTTAACGGTATTTCTCACCCAGAAAGGTAAGTTAACATTAACGTTGACTATATCATAGAATAATTCTTCGAGTAAGAATTTTATTCTTTCTTTGTTCGAGTAGATATTTAGCATTTTACCGTCAAAACCAATAGTAGTTGCTTCTTCCATAAATAAATCCAATGCACTACTTATGATTGGATAATATTCCATACCCTCATAATCAATATATGCTGGAAGTCTTGCTGCTTCATACTGAAGTGCTTTTTGAAATCCTCTATCTGTTGTACGAAAGAATTTATTTTGAAGTTCTCTTTTCTGCTCCATCTCCAAACCCTTTTTTTGGATTTCTTCTGGAGTATTACCCTTAATAATAATCTTGTTTTCCTTTGGTGGTACTGCACTAACCGATGTGGGTAGTGTTGGCGATGTTTCTTGAAACGCCATACCATCCAGATTTAACATTTTATTAAGTCCTTGATATATTGTTAATTTATTTTGTTCGTCAGCCATTTTTATAATTTATTATAGTTTTTTATAAATACTGTGATTTTTCGCAAAAGTTCATTTATCTATAAATACATTCTATATTTTCTTTTTCTCATTAATTCCCTTAAATAACCAAGCATTTACACCATACGGATTTAACGGCGACGAACTATTGGGTGAAATCATTGGTCTATTCTTTATGTCTTGTTTTTGAATGATATTGTTTATGTCATTCACGGTCATGATAGCATTAAGCATTTTTTCGGTCACACCTTTACTTTGCTTATATCTTGCCATGTCAAAGTTTAGTGTGTATAAACCAATCGATAATCCCATAATAGAATCATCGTGGAAACTACGTTTATGGTCGGCAACCCTATTACCGGGAACGGTAACAAAAGTTTTTAATTCGTTTAACAATCTCACAGACCTAATAATCACATCTTTAAGGTGAATTGCACGTTGCATTTCTTGAAGTACCGAAGCACGGTTATTACCAATAAAAAATCCAGGAATTAAGTCAACATTAATGACTGTTCCATCTGCTAGTGTTTTTTGACCCTTTTTAATATACCCTTGTAATCTATCCCTTGAAGGTTTATGTGTAACTTCGGCATAATGAATGTTTTCATAACCTATTTCCAATAATTTTTCAATCGTTTGTACACCATATCCACCAGTTATATCAACCACACAGTATGCATCATTATATCTTTTTCCAAATTGGTATGCAACTTCTGCGAGCATTTGTGGTGCGATTTTACCATAATACTCCGCAACTTGCTCAACAATATGTCTTTTAATTTTTACTTTTTTTGCTTTGTCGTTCTTTGTAATTATCTTTTCTTCAATAATTTCATCTACTTTTAGAATATTAATAGTGGAATGGTCTTCACCATGACCCGGAGATGCATCAATTGCCATTATATATTGTTCGCCGGGAATTGCCTCTTCCCAAATCCACATATTAAAATCACTATATTCTTGTAATTTTGGAACTAGAACCTCATGTTCTTGTATACGTAAGAGATATTCTTCGGCGATGAAGTTATCACCCGACCCCAAGAATGAACACAAAAGTTCTTGTGCGATTTTTCGCATGTCGCCATTGGCATCTCTAACTTGTTCCTCGAACCACGGCGAACTTGCTTCCCAAAGGTCGTCCATCATGTTGATTCTAGTCTTGTAATCCCAATTGTCGTCGATTATCTTCCTTTCATCATCCCTACCTTTATTTTTCAGCCAAACCAAACCTTTGTTATATCTTGGGTCATTGTACCACCATAATTCAACTGCTTTGAAGTTATTCTCACCTCTACGAGCACCATCAAA